TACATGGCTCGCTAGTGACAGTTAGTCAACTTTGGTTATTTTGCCTTGTTTTTCTTGATGAACTTTGCATCCATCATCTTTTGATAGCCAAACTAAAAACTTTAAAACCTTAAACACAAGTACGGCTACTGCAATGAAAGCACCAATTGCAATTATTGCTATTGAAATTATTTGCATTGGTGCTTTTAATGCTGGGAAAACAGTGTAAATGAGCGAAAAAACAGCAATTATGATGAGCCATTGCTTCATGTTGTCCTCCCAGGTTTTATTGGTAAGATCACTGCTTTATTTTGGTATCATGGGTTTCACTAGCGGCTTCCTTCGCAGTCGGCTCAGAAACCTTGAAGTAAGATTGAATCTGCGGAAGCGTTATGATTACCGCAAGCATAGCGAGAACCGCACCAACGAGCCATTGGGTCGCGGTCATGGATGTTTTAATGCCATCAACCTGACCTTTAAGGCCCGTTATCTCTCCATTATTTTGAGATATTTGCGCCATAATCTCTGAGAGAGTGTTATTCATCGCTGAAAACTGCTGAGATTGGAAGGATTTAAATTCAGAGATTTCTACCTTCATCTGGGCGGCGATATTTTCAGCTTCTGCCTTGTTCTGGCCAAGCCTTGCTTCTAATTCTTCTCTGGATATATCACCCATTTCAGATTTTCTCTTTGCTTCAGTTGCAGTGGTAGACTGCCTAGCTGCACTTGCAAACATAGGCTGTTTTGTTCCACTCTTCTGAGTATAACCAACTGGACGTCTAACCTCCATGTTGGCACTTCCAGCGGAACCTGATAGGTTTTTTTCTAAAGCCTCACGATCAGCGTATGCGGCAGGATGAGTGATTCCCTTGTCCATTTATTCTTCACTATCAAACTGTTTACTGTTTTGATGCTGAGAAATGATGAAATTAGCTAACTCCAAGAGATTTGATTCAGTCATTCTAATGTTTGCAATTTGATATCTAACTGGCTGAACTTCGTTTGGGCCAACCCAATCAGATACTTTTTTGAAAAAAGCAATGGACCCTACTCTTTTAGAACCAGTCCCAAAAGATGAGTATGCAAACTCATCTGCATATTCATTAACTGCCGTGCTTGAATCTTTAAATATGGTGTCTTTGAAAACAACCTGATTATCTGCCATTACCTTCACCTTTTTCGTAAATTGTCTTAAGCGTCTCAAAAACCATCTTCTTCACCATGTCAGATTGCTGATCAGCTAAGCGCTCAGCATCATCTCGATAACCTGTTATCGAAGAAGGCTTTGATAGTGCATCTTCGACTATCTTTAAAAGCTCTGCGTTCATAGAGCGACCATTTGACTCCGCTCTGAATTTTAATTTTTCTCTTACTTCCAAAGGCATGCGGAAGTTAAAGTGCGGATCATCTCTAGCCATGCCATACACTCCAAGTTAGTGTATTGACATGATAGAAGCACTCTACTATATTCTCAATAGGTCCACGGTGGACCTATATCGTGAGGTGAATATGAAAGGAATGAGCAAGATGCCGCAGTTCAATTTGCGGTGGCCTAAAGAAGTATTGGATTTGGTACGCAAGGTGGCGGAAGAGAATGGTAGGTCTGTTAACTCTGAGATTTATCAGAGAGTAATGGAAAGCTTTAAGAAGGAAGGACGCATTGGCGCGTAAAGTTGAAGCCCCAACTGCGGGAACAGTCAGGGCTTCGGTATCAACAAATCGTCTTAGGAAATATTGACATGAAAAGTATAGCAAAGGCACAAAACGATTTCACCATCTTCAAATTTGGCGACAGTGAAATCCGCGTAATTAACAAGTGCGGCGAGCCGTGGTTTGTAGCTAAAGATGTTTGTGATGCTTTAGCTTTGACTAACTCACGCAAGGCGCTTACTGCACTTGATGACGATGAAAAGGGAGTAACTTTAAGTTACACCCTTGGTGGTGAGCAGAATCTAAGCATTGTGAGCGAGTCAGGTATGTATACATTGGTTCTGCGCTGCCGCGATGCCGTCAATAAAGGTTCAGTCCCGCACAAATTCCGCAAGTGGGTAACAGCAGAAGTTCTGCCTTCAATTCGCAAACATGGCGAGTATGTGAAAGGCAAGAAAACCACTGTTGAGGAAAGAACACCGCTACGCGATGCAGTAAACATGCTGGTAGGAAAGAAAGGACTTCGCTATGACGATGCATACAATATGGTTCATCAGCGTTTTGGTATTGACAGCATTGATGAACTTTCAATTGAACAAATCCCGCTGGCCGTAGAGTACATCCACAGGGTAGTGCTTGAAGGTGAGTTCATTGGCAAACAAGAGAAGAAAACCGACGAGCTTTCTGCAAAAGAAGCAAACAGCCTTGTATGGTTATGGGATTATGCCAACCGTTCACAGGCATTATTCCGCGAACTGTATCCGGCGCTGAAACAAATTCAATCGAACTATTCCGGCAGATGTCATGACTGCGGTTATGAGTTCTCCCGTATTATCGATATAGCGAGAGACGTTTTAATCAATCACACACGAGATGTTGATATCAATGAGCCAGACGGACCAACGCATCTTTCCGCATGGATGAGACTTATGAATAAAGAATTACCTCCTTCAGTACATAACTACTGACAGATAACCAACGCAACGACCCAGCTTCGGCTGGGTTTTTTTATGCCAAAAATTCACCGTAGCTACTCAGCGGCTATGGCCTTGAGAGATAGCACTACACAAAAAGTGTAGTGCAAAAAGCAAACAAATACTCACCGTAGCCACGCTGCGGCGATTCCTTGCATCTGGAGCAAATTAAATGACAGACATTACAGCCAATGTGATTGTATCTATGCCTTCGCAACTCTTCACTATGGCGCGTTCTTTTAAAGCCGTAGCCAATGGCAAAATTTATATCGGTAAAATTGACACTGACCCGGTAAATCCTGAAAACCAGATTCAGGTTTATGTGGAGAACGAAGACGGTTCTCACGTTCCTGTTTCGCAACCAATCATCATTAACGCTGCTGGTTATCCTGTATATAACGGACAGATTGCCAAGTTCGTAACTGTGCAAGGCCATTCTATGGCTGTTTATGATGCGTATGGAGCGCAGCAATTCTATTTTCCTAATGTGCTGAAGTACGATCCAGACCAATTTGAGCAAAGATTAGCGCAAGAAGGTAGCGAAGTTATCATTGCAGGTAAGCATGCAAAAGATATTGCAAACTCTGTTGATGTTGCCGACAAAGCTATGGACCTCGCGCTTTCAGATGACTCTGTCGATATTGGATCGCAAATAATACTAGGGAAACAATTACACGCTCTACAAAGACTAAATCTTAGCAAGTATGCTGAAAAGGTAGCACGTGATTCAGACGCGATAACCATCGTTTGCCGAGGTGATTCCCTGACATATGGAGAAGACACTACAGTTGCACCGACTCCACCAGATACAACTCCTACAGCATCAGGTCGTGTTCATAATAAAACAAGGGCAGCAACAACTTACCCTCAGGCGTTGCAAGGCTATCTTCAGCAAGCATTTTCATCATCCATTAATGTTATTAACCAAGGCTATTCAGGTGATAATACTAAATTAGGGTGGGGTGATTGGGATGTAAATGTTAATAGTGATTTAACTATTATCATGTACGGAACAAATGATGCTGCACCGGGATTCAGCCCTTACCAGTCAATATCAGACTATATTTTTTATTATAAGAAAATAATTGCGAGAGAACTTGTAAAGGGGGCTGCTGTAATTTTGATAACTCCACCTCCACAGAAACAATATGGTGCAAATGTAAGGCTTCTTGATGCTTATAGAGAAGCTGTTTTTAATATTGGAGAACAATACGGGATACCAGTTCTTGACGGTGTAGAGGTTTTTTACGGTATCGACTCTACAAGATTTAGTGATAATGTTCATTTTCGTGAGGAAGGTTATAAATACCTTGCGGCAAAAGTTTTTGCTTTTCTACTTTCTAAATTTAATAACCCAACGAAAGTTAAATCAGGAACAAATATTAATGTAAGAACTTTCGAAACATCTATGAAGCTAAAGAATGGGGCATGGGGAACTCAGTTAAATAAACCATCAATGGTTAGCCCGCCGTTAGCAAGTTACACTGGTGGTTATGTTGTTGAAACAAGCCAGTATGGGAATAAAGTGTTTATATGCTTCTACGCTGATGAGGATGATCTTATTTTCACCCCAAGCATTATTGTGGCAAATTCAACTTTATCTATAGAGCTTGATTTTGGACTTCCTCAATCACAATATTCTCTTGATGATAGAGTTGTTGAAATTATTAATGGTGATATTACATCAAAACCATCTGCAACATTAAACTTAAATGTTAAAGATAATACACTTTCAATAGATAGAAACTCATCGTATGATACGCAAAAATCGGCACGTATACATATAGCATCACGAGGATGGCATGTGATTAGTATGTATATTAATTCAAATCAATCATCAGGATCACCATTATTAACCATCGCTGGAATGTCATTTCTAAACTATGAAACACAAAAGCTTTGGGATGATCGTTTCTTTGTTAGGAAGCAGGCGCAAAACCCAATAAACAATGTAGTTCCAAGATATATTGGAGAAGAATACCTTGACACAACCGCTGGTCAGTTTGAGTGGTATAAAGCAACAGGGATAACCTCTAATGCATGGAAAAAAATAACCAGCACATAAAAATATAATTCTCACCGCTATTCAATATTATGGCGACAGAGAGCATCAAAATGCACTAATTTATAGGGCCATATATTATTGTTTGTTTTATGGCCTCCTTGTATATTCATTTTACTTGTTTTTTTCTTTTTTTTGTGTAATCTATGCTTTCTATAATGCTTTGTGTAAGTACGTTTATATGAAAATATCATTTGTACTAAAATATGAAATTAGAACAATATAATTATATGAAATATTTATCTTAGAACTATGGAGCACATTAATGCTACATATAACAAATATAAATTCTTGTAGAGGGAAAGAATGAAAGTAAATGTTTTTATTAAAAAGGCATCTAGAATAATTTTAGCTAAATATTTTGGATTTAAATATGGAATAAAAGCAAAAGGTTTGCGTTGTGGTAAAAATGTTAAGATATCGCTACCACATAATGGATGCGATGTAAATATAGGAGATAATGTATTATTATATGATAATGTTTGCATGTATCTTGATGCAGATAATGTAGAGATATCTATTGGTGATAATACATACATTAATAGAAGAACAGAGATTTGCTGTCAGTCCTCGGTAAAGATAGGCTCTGGATGTGCTATATCATGGGATGTGTCAATTACTGATAGTGACTATCATTCTGCGTGTGGGAAAAATAAGACAAAAGCTATAGTAATAGGTAATAACGTATGGATTGGTTGCAAGTCTGTTATTTTGAAAGGAGTAAAAATAGGAGAGGGAGCTATAATTGCTAGCGGAAGTATTGTTACAAAGGATGTGCCACCAAGAACTCTGGTGGCTGGCAATCCAGCACGTGTAATAAAAGAAAATGTCACGTGGAAATAACATGTTGTTTTAATGTATAAAAAAAACCAGCAGCAACTAGTGGCTGCTGGTTTTTTACTTCATATATAACAAAATATAATATTTACTCGTGTGATTATTAATGTGTAAATATATTATCATTGGATAAGGTAATTATGCTCCATCTTCCCGTCAAGCCAATCTGCCCACCACTGCATCATCTCCCTGCGCTTATCGAGATACTGAGCATGGTTGTAAATCCCGCGCACAGATCCGCCGTTGGCATGTGCCAGTTGCACTTCAATAGCATCAGCAGGCCATTCGTGCTCGTTCATAATCGTGCTGAATTCATGCCTGAATCCGTGACCGCTTTCCAGACCTTCATAGCCGATTTGTTTGATCACAAGCAGTACAGCGTTCTCGCAAATTGGCTTCTTCTTATCGTTGCGCCCGGCAAAAACAAACTCTGATACTGGTTTGGTGATTGAGCTTAGCGTAGTGAGAAGTTCAACCACCTGGTCTGACATAGGAACCACATGAATTTTGCGTCCCTTCATCACACTGGCGTCGATGGTGATAATCCTGTTTTCAAAATCGACGTTCTTCCATTGCATGGAACGAAGCTCTTTCGTTCTTAGGGCGGTGTAGCGTAAAATTTTAGTAGCAATGAGCGATACGATACTTCCTGAAAATGTTGCAAGTGCTTTGTTGAATGCCGGGATCTGGTCGGCAGGTAAAAATGGGAAGTTCTTCTTGCGGTATCCCTTCATGGCGTCAGCAAGGTCAGGTGCCGGGTTATATTTAGCCCTACCAGTGACAATAGCGTAACGGAAAACCTCGCCGCATCTTCTGCGGGCTTTGTTGGCTCGCTCCATTGCACCGCGATCTTCAAATCTGCGGATTACTTCCAGCAGTTGCATCGGCTCAATATCCTGAATTTCAAGGCCGCCGATGATAGGTAAAATGTCGTCATCAAACATTTTTGCAAGTTCAGTCGCATACCCTACTGACCAGACTTGCTTCTTGTGCTCGTACCATTCCTTGTAAATCGCACTAAAGGAATTGTTGTTAGACGAAGCCTTTTTCGCCTTTACCGGATCGATGCCAACCGAGATGTCTTTCCTCGCAGTCCATGCCTTATCCCTTGCCTCCTGCAAAGTCATTAGCGGATATTTTCCTACGGTCAGGATTTTCTCCTTACCGTCAATCTTGTAGCGAAGCTGCCATACCTTTTTCCCTGACACAGGGACATAAAGGTACAGGCCATTACCATCGAGAAGGCGGTATGGTTTTTCTTTCGGCTTTGCTGCTTCAATCTGCTTAACGGTGAGCATGGGTAAAAATCCGGTGGGTAAAATTATTTTATCCACTTTTTACCCGTCATGGAGTGCGGCTGTCAACGATCTGAAGCGAACCATGACGAACTGTGAATCTACGGAATGCTTGATATTCAGGGGATTTTGCGGACTGGTACGGATGGGAGCGAACTGATAAATGGTGTCCCCTGCAGGAATCGAACCTGCAATTAGCCCTTAGGAGGGGCTCGTTATATCCATTTAACTAAGAGGACAATGCGGCATGAGTATACCCGCTAATGGACTGCGGGGTAAGTACGCTGCCGCTCGATTGCTTAAACCCTCGCCATTTATGCTGGGTTTTTATCATTTTTCTTAATGTTTTCCGCACGTTCTGCTTTTTGGCGTGCTTCTGCTTTACGCTTGTTGCTCATGTCGTTACGAATCTGTGCATGACTCATTAACGCGAAGATAAAGGTGCCGCCGCAGATGTTCCCCGCTAAAGTAGGTAGTGCGAAGGGCCAGATGAAATCGCTCCAGTGCAGCGTGCCGTTAAACACCAGATAGAGGATTTCAACAGAACCGACAACGATGTGGGTGGTGTCACCCAGTGCAATAAGCCAGGTCATCAATATAATCACCACAATCTTTGCCGCACCCGCAGCAGGAAACATCCAAACCATAGTGGCGATCAGCCAGCCGGAAATGATCGCGTTGGCAAACATCTCGCTGGGGGTGTTCTTCATCACATCCATGCCGATTTTGACAAATGCATCGCGAGTTTCTTCATTGAAGATAGGCATATATTCAAATGCCCATGCAGCAATACCTGTCCCGAGAATATTACCCAGCAGCACGACGCCCCATAATCGCATAAGTAAGCCGACGTTGCTCATTGTCGGTTTTTGCATGACGGGTAGTACCGCAGTCACGGTGTTTTCGGTAAATAATTGCTGGCGGGCCATAATGACGATAATAAAACCAAAGGTATAACCGAGATTCTCCAGTAAGAAGCTGCCTGGCACTCCTTCCAGTTCGACATGAAATATCCCTTTTGCCAGTAGCGAAGCGCCCATCGACAGACCCGCCGCAATGGCTGACCACAGTAGCGCCATTGCGTCGCGTTCCAGCTCTTTT